AGAACTAAAGCCGAATACGACAATGACACAATTTAGAGTAATAAACCGAGAAACACGCGAAGAACAGGTGTTTAATACAGAAGAAATACAGAGATTCTTCCACTTAGAATACTGCGAACAAACTAAGAAAATAAAACACTACAATAAATGGAGCGACTATGCAGTGTCAACTATTAAAACAAAAGCGCAAAGAATGAATGAATTTGTAGCTAATTTTTTAATAGCTTGCGCAGGTCTTGCCTTTGTTGTTATAACTACTAAAATTATAATGCAATGGATTTAATAGCGCAAACTATAACTTTTATGCCAGAAATAACAACAGTTTCAACAAGGGACCCAGAGCTTACAGGAACCAATATAACGGACTTTAAAGAATACTCAAGAAGCATACTTATATACGGAACCGAAAAGCAAATAAACAAAGCGTATAAGGACTACAGCAAATACCACGGTTTGACACTAGATGAAGTTTATAACTACAAAAAACTAAACAATGAAAGCTACTGGAATGGTATTTGTTTCAATGACAAGCCAGAAAGTCCGCTCCCTACTTTAAAAGAATACAACGCAGAAATTGGCAAAAATTTAAAAGAATTTAAAAAGCTTTATATTAGCAAAGAAAATAATAACAAACCTTTAATATTTACACAATGAAAAAAGAACGAAAAACACTAATGAAAAACCTCCACGACATCAACTCGATGTACCATTCAGACCACGGAGAAACAATACTTGTAGGTAGCGATGAAAACGGTGATGAACTACACCTTACAATTTCAACCTATGAGTTAATACACTGGATTGACAAAGAAGACTTAAAAGAAAGTTTAATTAAATACATACAGAAAATATGAACACAGAAAAAATAAAAGAGATGTATTATAAGTATAAACTAGACTCAAATACTGACGTTTTCAGACATCAGCATTATGTTATACTTACAAGAAGCGCAATAGAGAAAATACAAGCACAAGAAGACATAAAAATAAACTATGATATTGTACGGTCAGAGCCTAACTTCGCTTCAGTTAAAGCAACAGCAACAAAGGATGACAAGACAATACAAACAACAGGTTCAGCTTTAAAAGGAAACACTTATAAAGACGGTAATACCAATAGTTGGTATGTCCTAGAGATGGCAGAAAAGCGCGCATTTGCACGCGCCACCTTGAAGCTTTTAGGCTTATACGAAATAGGTGTTAAAAGCGAAGATGAAAGTGAAGAATTCAGAAAAAAATAATAACTAAAAACAATAAAACAAATGGCAGAAATACTAGGAACTTTAATAAAAAAACAAAACGTAGTGACAGGGACCACTCAGGCAGGCAATGAGTGGAAAAAGCAAGAAATAGTAATAGACCAACAGTCAGACTTTAAACCAGAAGTAGTTGTTACTTTTTGGAATGATAAGATAAATCAAATAGACAAGTTAGAACTGGGAACCTTTGTGCAATGTTCTGTTAATTTATCCTCGCGAGAATTTAACGGAAGATACTACCATAACATCGAAGGTTGGTGGTTAAGCGACCAAAGTAACAATCCAGAAGTAAACAAAAAGATACAAGAACAACCTGAAGAAGAAAATAAAGACCTCCCTTTTTAATATGACAGACAAGGATAATTTTAAAGAAGTGTGTGACCTTACAACGCGCGTGTTGGGTTTACGCAAAGGAACGCACAGATACTCAGGCAGAATGCAGGACATCACCCTGTGTAGACTTGTAGCAGCTAATATAGGAAGACAAGAAATGAAAATAAAACACACTATAATAGCAAAGGAATTAAACAGGCACAGGAGCTCCATTTATTACTACGAAAAAGAACACGAAGACAAACTGGTTGGATGGGGAAAATACAGAAAAGCTTATTTAAAAGTTTTAAAAGCTTATGAAAACCTTTCAGATGATAAAGATTTCTTTGTTTCAGATAGTCAACTGGAGCAACACTTGAAGAGATACGACCTTTCAGATTGCGACAGACAAGATATGAAGATTGTAATAACATCAGGAAAAGCAAAAACAGAAATTAAATCGTCCGTTTTTAAATTTTCAGATAAAGTAAAAATTATTAAGTTAGCTTTAAATGGTTATGATTTTAAAACAAACATCGACATTATAAGATGAAGCACTTGCTAAGTAGCACCGCTTATTTAATTTTAAATAAAAGACTTGCCTCTCAAATAGGAATACAACCAACGGTATTATTAGCAGACTTAATAAGCAAAGAGGAGTACTTTATAAACAATAATTTAATAGAAGACGGGTGGTTTTTTAATACTGAAGCAAACATAGAAAAAGATACAACCCTGACTCCTTATCAACAACGGAAGATAATTAAAACCTTGAAGGACCTGGAATTAATAGAAGCTAAAAGAAAAGGGGTTCCTGCTAAAATGTTTTTTAAAATAAATGAAGAACAAGTTGTTAAGTTTCTTAAGGACAAGACCTTTAATAACTCAACAACTATTAATAAGAATAAAAAAATAAGAATAAATAAAAAAACTAATATAAAGGAACGTTTTATTTTTGAAGTTTTAACTCACGAATACCCAAAAGCAATGCTAGAAGATTTTATAGATTACTGGACAGAAGGCAAAATAAAAATGAGGTTCCAAAAACATAAAACATTTGAAATAAAAGCTAGGCTTGCTCGTTGGGAAAAAAACGAGAAAAAATGGGAAAAGAAAAGAATACCAATGAGCAAACTAGATAGCCAATTAGACAGCTGGGAAAAAGCAAAAAAAGAACTATGAAAAAACTAAAGGACGAAAACTACAACGAATTAAAACATAAAGTATTAGACTTAATATCAGTGACCTCAATAGAAATAGGACACAGGACAGATTCTAAAACTTTAATAACTCTTAGCAGGATTTTCGCAACAGACTTAATGGACGAAAAAAGATTCCGTAATTTAACCTTTGAACAAGTCACGGAAGGGTTTAAGATAGGTGTACGATTTGGAAAAGACGACCCGTACATAAACATTAGAACGTTTTTTAAATGGCTGTATGAGCATAAAAAGCGCATTGACGAAGCTTACTATAAAGTACATACCTTAAACCAACCTAAAGAAAAGACTCCTTATTATTTAGAACCAAAAAAATTATTAAAATGAAAATACTAAATTTATACGCGTGCCTTGGTGGAAACCGCTATAAATGGAATGAAGTAAAAGATGAAATAGAAGTAACCGCTGTAGAATTAGATAAAGAACTAGCCAGGCTTTATCAAAAAAGATTCCCTAAAGACCGAGTCATAGTAGGAGACGCACATCAGTACTTACTAGATAATTATAAACACTACGATTTTATATGGAGCTCTCCACCCTGCCCTACACATAGCAGATTTAATTTATCAATGAAAACAACCAGAACAATGCAATACCCTGATATGAAACTATATCAAGAAATAATTTTTTTGAATTACTTTTATAAAGGCAAATACGTAGTAGAAAACGTGATACCGTTTTATCAACCTTTGATTCCAGGACACAAAAGGGGTCGTCATTTATACTGGACAAATTTTAATTTACCTCAAGTTTTAAGCGACAGAACAAATCCAGATTTAAGTAGAACAAAAAACTTAATAAAAGTATTGTCAGATTTTCATCAGTACGACTTTAATCAATACAAAGGGAAACAATCAAAAAAAAAGATAGCTAGAAATTTAGTAGATTTTAAAGCAGGCAAAACAATTTTTAAAACCTTACTAGGAATTAAACAAAAAGAAGACGAAAAACAAACGCAATTATTTTAAAAATGAAAATAGCAATAATGATACTTATACTTTTACTTATTATTTTAATACACAAAAACCACAACAAATGAAAACAAAAGAAACAGTAGAAAAACTACTTATTAAAAGTCCGCATTTAAAAGATAGCGATGCAAAGCTTCAAGCAACGTACTGGTATAAAGAACTAATACACAATAAACTAGACCCAGAAAAAACATCAGCGATGGAATTTTTGCGTCTTTTTTCTTTAAGTAAAGTAACAAACCCAGAAACAATACGTAGAATGCGTGCAAAGCTTCAAGAAGAAAAGCCAGAATTAAGAGGTGAATCCTATAAGCTACGAAATGAAAAGCTACAGAAAAAATGGAGAACAGACCTCGGATATGAAAACAATCAGTAAATTAAAAAAAGAACTAGACAAATGGTTCAGTTTATTTATAAGACTTAACGCAGCAACAGAAGAAGGACTAGTACAGTGCATAACCTGCGGAATAGTTAAGCACTATAAAGACGGAATGCAAAACGGGCATTTTCAGAGTCGTCGACACCTAAACACTCGCTACTCAGAATTAAACTGCGCTCCCCAGTGCGTCAAGTGCAACATTTACTCCCAAGGTGAGCAGTACTTATTCGCTTTAAAATTAGACGCAAAATATGGCGAAGGAACAGCAGAAGAACTACAATACGAAGCAAAGCAAATGTGTAAAATGAACCGCGTAGATTATCAAGAAGAAATAAGTTATTATAAAAACGCTGTTAATAAGTTAAAAAAAGAAAAAGGAATAGAATAATTTTTTTTATAACTTTGACAAATGCTAAAGCCATTATACGCCTCTCTAAAGCACGAAGTAATTATCCGCCAGTATTTAGAGATGAACCTGGAATTCGTCGCGGAAATCGCACCTAAAGCACGATACAACAACTATCTAGAAGTTTATAAGATTGTGATAGAGTACCATAACAACTACGGAAAAGGAAGAAACGACTACAACTACTGGGACTGGTTGATGGTTTTACCGATTAACGTAGCAATTTTAACAAATGGTTTTTTTGCAGCGATAGAAACAAAAACCAACGCACCGAAAATAAACTCTTATAAAACTTTATTAAATAACGCTTTAGAAGAAGTAGTAAAAAAAATAGAAAAACTGGACCCAGAAAATGAATGAAATATATATAAAAATTTCAGAACTAACCCCCAAGTTTACAAAAATGTGTTACGGAATAACACAAAACAAAACAGAAATAAAAGACGCTGTCCAAGAGTTAATGCTCTATTTTTTACAAATGAACCCCTCAATACTTAAGCGAATATACACAAAGGACGGAGAAAAAGGGATTATAAAATACGGGGCTGTAGTATTAAGAAGAAGCCTAACTAGTGTGCGCTCCCCTTTTTATTACAAATACAAAAAATACTACACGCATTTAGATAAGCAAGCAACCTCCATTACTTACGATTTGATAGAAGAAGGCACTCTAAAGAACCCGAAAAACTTATACAACATACCCAATCCAGAAGCGGAATACAAATGGGACCAAATAGAATTAATAGAAGCGGAACTAGAAAAAATGTACTGGTATGATAAAAAAATTTTTGAATTATACTACTACGAAGCAAACACTCTAGACTCACTAGCAAAGAAAACAGGCATCAGTAGAAATAGTTTATTTTCAACCATTGACAAAGTTAGAACAGTATTAAAAGAAACTTTAAATGAGTAAATTCCTAGCACCTGAAAACGTTTATAAAGACAGAATAAAAATATGTCAGAGTTGTGAGTTTTACTTCAAGCTTACAGGAAACTGCCGAGTCTGCGGTTGTTTTATGTCTTTGAAGGCTAGAATTGGTGCGTTAGAATGTCCAAAAAAATACTGGGGAAAAACAACTGAAGTCACAATAAAAGAAGAACTTCCAGAAGAAGTAATAAACGAAGTTTTACAATTGTGGGACCACTTAAAAACTGGGGTAGCTAAAACCCAAGAAGATAAACAAAAAATGATAGAACTGTGGAATGTTATATCAGGAAGCAACTACAACCCAAGGTCAAACTGCGGAAGCTGTGTCAGCGCGTGCTTTGACGGAATAAAAAAAGTTTATTATAAATACAAAAAAAAATGAATTACTTAAACCATTTAAAAAAAACCAAAATGCACTACAAGAACCGATGGGTTGTAAAATACAACACCCAAGGATTGGTGCGTGAAGTGAAATTAATTTTTAATCCAGAAGAGTATAGAAAAGGAAAAAAACCTCGACAATTACATACACAAAAAGGACTAATAAAAATACTAGAAAATGACAAACAAAAAAGAATACTTGAAGCAAGCAATTAAAACCTTAAACCAAATAAAGGAAAAAGAAACAAACAAAGAAATACAGTTAATAAGAAAAGCAATAACATACCTACATTATGAGTTAGAAATAAGAGTAAAAAATGATTAAATTTATATGCGAATGTGGAGAACAAATCAAAGAACTACAAAAAGCCACAATAAAAGTAATAGACGGTAAAGTAAGAACAGAACAGGCGCAATGCAAATGCGGAAAATGGATGCAAGAATTTGAAAAAGACTTCCAAGGCTTTCCTGGAATAATAAGAACAGAACCAACACTAGACAAAAAGCGGAATAAAATGTGGAAACAAACTAAAGAAAAACTAGTGGGAAAACACACCGCAAAGAACCTATTTAATAAAAACAAATAATTTCTATTATATACTATGAAGAAATCAATAAACGACATACACCTAAATGCAGACAATCCGCGTTTAATAAAAGATGAAAAATTTCAACAGTTAGTTAAAAGCATTGAGGAGTTTCCTGAAATGCTAGAATTAAGACCCATTATAGTAGATGAAAATATGGTAATACTGGGCGGGAATATGCGATACAGAGCCAGCGTAATAGCAGGATTAACAGAAGTACCCGTCAAGGTTGCAAAAGGACTAAGCGAAGAACAAAAGCAAGAATTTATAATAAAAGACAATGTAGGCTTTGGAGAATGGGACTGGGATATTTTAGGAAACGAATGGAACAACGAAAAACTGTTAGAGTGGGGGCTTGACGTTTGGCAAGACCCAGAAGACGAAGAACCTAAAGACGGTTTAATAGATGACGACTTTATACCAGAACCAGAAGAACCAAAAGTTAAAAAAGGCGATGTGTGGATTCTAGGAGAACACAGACTGATGTGTGGCGATAGCACGAACGGAATGGATGTGACAAAACTAATGAACGGTGAAGAAGCAACCTTGTTATTTACAGACCCACCATACGGAGTGTCTTATCAAGGAACAAACAACCCTGAAGGTGAAGAGTGGCAAATAATAGAAGGCGATAAGTTAAGAGGTGAACCATTGTACGAATTACTGCACGGAGCTTTTAAACAGATGTACGACCACTCAATAAACAACCCTGCTCTTTATGTTTGGCACGCAAGTAGAAATCAAATGATATTTGAAAGCGCAATGAATGATGCAGGCTTTGAAGTTAAAGAACAATTAATATGGAACAAAGGAATGGTACTCAGCAGAAGCGACCATCACTGGGCGCACGAGCCTTGCTTTTATGCTAGGAAAAAAGGTTTTAATAACGAGTGGTATGGAGATAGAAAAAACAAAACAATTTTACAAGAAGGGAAAATAGAATTTGACAAATTAAAGAAAACAGAACTGGTACAAATAATAACTGCAATGCAAAGCGAAAGCACAGTCTGGGAAGTTAAAAGAGATAACGTAAGAACATACCTACATCCAACGCAGAAGCCAGTAGAACTTTGTATGCGAGCCTTACTAAACAACACACAATCAAAAGACGGAGTGCTTGATTTATTTGGTGGTTCAGGAAGCACTCTCATAGCTTCAGAAAAGCTTAATAGAAAATCATACACGATGGAACTAGACCCAAAATACGCAAGCATAATAGTAGAGCGATGGGAACAGTACACAGGACAAAGCGCAGTCAAGGAATAAAAAAACCCCCTAAATAAAAAAAATAGAGGGTTTAATTAGGGAGCCTTATCATCACCCCCAAATAAAGAACGATGAACAAAGATAAAAAAAATAAATACAATGGACAAAAGTAGACACATAAAAAAAGAAACAATACTCCAAGCTTTAGAGAACAGCCTAGGAGTTGTGACAGTAGCGTGCAAACAGGCAGGAATTCCAAGAAGCACTTATTATAAATGGTTAAAAGAAGACGAAGACTTTAAAAAGGAAGTCAAAGAAATAGAAAACATAGCCCTAGACTTTGGAGAAAGTCAACTACACAAACAAATGAAGGAAGGAAGTACAGCAGCTACAATATTTTTCTTAAAAACAAAAGGAAAACGTAGAGGTTTTGTAGAGCGAAGCGAACTAGACCTAAGCTCAGGAAACGAACCAATTAAAATAAACGTTAATATAGATGGCGTTGATTATTGATACCAAATTTACTTATACACAAAAAAAAGCAATTGTTTATTTGTTTGACAACAGAACAACTGAGGTGTTATTCGGTGGAGCAGCAGGGGGTGGAAAATCGTGGGTAGGATGTGCCTGGTTAATTTTGATGTGTATGAAGCGACCGAATGTGCGATATTTAATGGGCAGAAGCAAACTGGACAGTTTAAAGAAAACAACACTTAATACTTTCTTTGAAGTTTGTCAACAATGGAAAATAGAAGCAAACGTGCATTATAACTTTAACGCAAGCTCTAATATTATTAAATTTTATAACGGTTCAGAAATTATGTTAAAAGATTTATTTTTATATCCCAGTGATAGAAACTTTGACAGCTTGGGTAGTTTAGAAATAACGGGAGCATTTATAGACGAAGCAAACCAAATAACAGAAAAAGCAAAAAACATAGTAGCCTCCAGAATAAGATACAGACTCGATGAAAACAACTTAATACCCAAAATGCTAATGACGTGCAATCCTGCAAAGAACTGGACGTACACGCAATACTACAGACCCGCAAAAGAAGGCAAACAAAAACCTTATAGACAATTTATACAAAGCCTGGTAGATGATAATGAATACATTTCAAGCTTTTATAAAAAGCAACTGCAGACACTAGACGAACTAAGCAAACAACGTTTATTATTTGGGAACTGGGAATACGATGCAAGCAATGACGCGCTAATAGATTACGATGCAATTATAAACCTTTTTAATCAGCAAGGAATAAAAGGAGAAAAGTACATAAGTTGCGATGTGGCGCGATTCGGAAGCGATAGAACGGTTATTTTATATTGGGAAGGTCTCACTATCAAGAAAATACAAACGTTGCTTAAAAGCGCTATAAATGACGTTGTGGACAAAGTAAGGCAAATACAACAAAACAACCAGGTGCCACTAAGAAACATAATAATTGACGAAGACGGAGTAGGTGGTGGTGCAAAAGACTACCTAAGATGTACAGGATTTGTAAATAACGCGCGCCCTTTGAAAAGCGAAAACTACCAAAATTTAAAAACACAATGTTATTATAAATTATCAGACTTAATAAACAAAGCTCAAATAGGTATAGAGTGCAAAGAAATAAACGTCAAGAATGACATAATAGAAGAGCTAGAACAGGTCAGAACAAAAGACGCGGACAAAGACAACAAACTGCAGATAATACCTAAAGACACAATCAAAGATATTATAGGACGTTCTCCAGACTATGCAGACGCAATAGCAATGAGAATGTACTACGAAATAGACGGAAACTACGGTAAATATTTCATACAATAAAAGCCAGTAAACTAAAAACTAATTTTTTCTATTATATACTATGAAGGTTAAAATAAAAAACAAAGGCAAAACAAAAGAATTTAAACTGATAGACAAGTGGACAGATGTCACACTGGAAAAGTGGGCAGAACTGGTACGCTTAAATTCAGACAATAAAGGGGACGAAGCAATAGAAACAATAGAAGCTTTGTCTGACATACCAAAAAAGATAGTGGCGCAACTTTCAGTCGCGGACGTTGCCTTAATTTTACACAAGATAGCAAAAGCACAAAAGAAAACAGATGACCACTTAAAAAGAATTATAACAATAGAAGGCGAAGACTACGGATTCCATCCAGACCTGGAAGAGCTTACGATTGGTGAGTATGCAGACCTGGAGCATTTCCTCAAGCAAGGAGTGGAAAACACACTGCCAGAAATAATGGCTATTTTTTATAGACCCATAACAGAACGAAAAGGGGACCTTTATACAATTGAAGCGTATGATGGAAACATAACAATGCGAGCAGAAAAAATGAAACAAATGTCAGCAGAACAAGTACAAAGCGCTCTGGTTTTTTTTTGGACTTTAGGAAAAGAATTGTGGAAGACTATGCTATTGTGTTTAATGGCGGAGTCAGTGAAGACACTACAATCAGTGGTGAGGGAAAGTTTCAAGAAAGATGGGGGTGGTTTGGAGTGATGTACAGACTGACAAATGGTGAGATTGTGAATTTAGAAAGGATAACAAAATTAAAATTATTAGAATGTTTGACTTGGTTAAGTTACGAAACCGATTTGAACGAAGTAAAAAGCGTAAAACGAGATGTCAATAACGAATAAAACATACAACAACATAATAAACACCCTGAAGAATATCGGGAACAACCATAACCAGATAACGACTACAACAACAGGCGATATATGGGAAATTGACCTAAACAAAGAAACGCTGATGCCTTTAATGCACATAACACCAGTTAATGTGACTGCAGGAGAAAGCGAACTAAACTACAACTTCCAAATTTTTATAATGGACTTAGTAAGTGAAAAAGAAAACTGGACAGAAGCAAACTATCAAAGCGCAGACTACCTAAGTAACGAACAACAAGTACTGAGTGACAACTTGCAAATTTGTGTCGATATAATAGGAATGCTAAGACACGGAGTACAACAGTCGCTAATACAAACTAACGACATTAACTCCCCTGTTTATTTCACAGACGGAGAACCGACTATAGAGCCGTTTCAAGAACGTTTTGATAATTTACTAGCAGGGTGGACCTTTAGCTTTACAGTAACGGTAATGAACGACTTCACAGCCTGCAATACACCAATGCAAGACGCAGGACAAGGAGAATGATAAAGTTTAAAATATGGAAAATAACAATACAATTAATACCACCAAAAATAACTTATAAGCTATGAATTATGATGACTTATTAGAAAAGCTAGAAGACATAAGTATTAAACTTGAGTCTTATAAAGACTATCCTCAAGCAGCAACTAACAACGCTAAAAGAGCTAGAAAATGGAAAGAAGAAAATGGTAGTACTTGTGGAACAAGAACTGGATGGACAAGGAGCTCACAACTCGCAGACAGAAAACCAATCTCAAGAGATACAATAGCACGAATGGCTTCTTTTAAGCGACACCAACAGCATAAAGACGTACCCTATAGCGAAGGCTGTGGGGGCTTGATGTGGGATGCGTGGGGAGGTTCTAGCGGAGTAAATTGGGCGATAAGTAAATTAAAACAAATAGACAAAGAAAAAAAATAACAATTAAAATTTAAACAATGGCAGATTTAACAACCACAATAACAGAATCAGTGACGCTAAATGGTGCAGTCAGAGGTTCAACAAACATAATAACGACATCAGGAATAGATGACGTTCTAGAGCGAATTGTAACGTGTGCGCATAGCCAGGAAACGACAATCGCATTATTTGCAACAGCGAGTTATACTTCACCAGGAGCAATAGATGTGGAAAACACCGCATACGCTAGAGTTACAAACCTAAGCACAACAGACGCGGTACACTTGGCAATTGTAGGGACCGCTACAAATTACACAGTAAAACTAAGACCAGGCTCAAGTCATATGATTTTCAACGGTGAAGAAGTAATGGTAGCAGAAGCGGACACCTCTCCAGGATTTGCAAGTTTTGAAGATGTAACCAAATTTATTATAAAACCAACTAGCGCAACAGACTGTCAAATAGAGTTATTTGTTGCACTTACATAATGCAGAAATTTAAAAACATAGAAAGATACCTGGAAAGCTTTGGTAGGTCAGTAATAAACAAAGCAAAAGGGAACCTTAAAAGAAGAGGTAAAGGAAACGGAAAACTAGAGTCTTCATTAAGGTCAGAAGTAAAAAAAGGAAACAAAGGTTATGAGGTGCAGTTTTTTATGGAGCCTTATGGAGCATTCGTAGATAAAGGAGTCCAAGGAATAGGCGGTAGCTTTAAGTCAGAAAGTCAAGGTGGAAAAAGTAAGTACGCAGGAAAAAGCTTCTCAGGAAAACAACAGTACCTTAATTATAAAGGACAAAACAAAAACAGTCCGTTCAAGTTTGGTAGTGGAAAAAGTCCAGGAAGCATTTATAAAGGAATAGGGTCGTTTATTAAAAAGAAGGGACTTCAGCCACGGAACGAAAAAGGACAGTACCAGACTACGCTAGGACTTAAGATAGCAATGGTTAAAGTTTTATGGATTAAAGGAATTAAAGGAATTAGTTTCTTTCAAAAACCTTTAAGTTTAGGAATTAAAACCTTTAAAAAAGATTACACAGAAGCTCTGGAAAAAGATATAATAGCAATGCTAAAATTTAATTAAATGTCAACACTAACAATAAACCAACACCCAGGATACGAAACACTTCCTGCAGGACAAGAAATAATATTCGTGATAGGAGTAGGCGGACTAGCTGAAACAGAACAACTCAAAGTAGTTGCCGATATTTATATTGCCGATTCTTTATGGGCGTTTGCTACAACAGCGCAAAGATTTAAAGCTAATATAAACGCGCAGAACGTGGCAATATTTGACTTTGGAGAAATTGTAGAACAGGAACTAACACCTACTTATAGTGGGTTTGATAATAATTTAAACTTTCCACTTGCAGAATCAAAATTTAAAAATGTTACTTTCAACGACACTAGCAACTATCATACAATACACCAAATAGATAAATACGCACAAGCGACAAATGGAATAAAATACTTTAAGGTACACTTTGGAGCAGAATACAAAGGAGCGAACTCAAGTCTACCAAATCAAGTGTCAAGAGATAACTCATTGCAAACTTTAGTGAGCAAAACTTACCTAGCTTATAATGGAGTTTTATACGACACAGACAAAATGAGATACGTCTATGAAAGCCCGCTAGTTTATAGCAACTATGGGTACGACTTAGTTTATAATAATTATATAATGCAGACAGGGTCAGGATGTGCAGGTTCTGGTGGTTTTTTAACAGACGCTCCAACAACACAATACGCCAGAATTAACGACTATGGTACTCTTCCATTTTTACAAGGTTTAACAACACAATTCTATGGATTCAATCAACCCGATGACCCCGATGGAACAACAAACCCCCACATAGAATATTTTGAAATAAAGTACTACAACAGCGCAGGCGCTCAAGTAGGAGCAACAGTACAGGTAGATAACACGCAAGCAAACGGTGGGTATTCAGGCGTAAACACCGATGTACCCTGGGCGCAATTACAATCACCACTAGCGCAAACGAAACTAATTTATGCGGGCTTATTTCCTGGAAACTTAAGAAACTGGGAACCAGTATTTATTGTTAATTTAAACAGTATAGACCACTACACAATACAAGGATACAGCACTAACACAAATGTAGACTGCAAGCTTATGGGTCAAATGTACACAATTAGAATACTTTGTGAAGAGTTAATGGGTTACTCTCCAATAAGACTCACGTGGCTAAACAAACACGGAACGTGGGACTATTACACTTTTATGAAAAAAAGCGTACGCTCTATAAGCACAAAAAGAAAACCATACACACAACTCAGAGGGACCTGGAACGAAAAGAATTATAGCGTTAATACAAGAAAAGGTGGTAAGAAAAACTTTAACGTAAACACGCGAGAAGCAATAAAAATGAACTCAGATTATATGAGCGAAGAAGAGTCGGTGTGGTTAGAACAGTTAATGAACTCCACCGAAGTGTTTATACTAAACGGATGGACAACTAGCACAGCAGGAAACATTAATAAGTACGTAGAGCCTGTGACTGTAAAAACATCAAGCTACAAAAGGAAGACAAGAGGAAACGACAAATTAATACAATACACGTTTGAAGTAGAACGTGCAAACATAAGAAGAACACAAAGAGTTTAATATGAGTGTACAATTAGTAGTTTATCCGCAAGAGTTTAATGGCTCAACAACCACCAACGTGTGGTACACAGCACTAGCAGACCCGTTCTTTACAAGCGTACCTGCAACAGCAACTGTCACCCTTCCTGGCGGAACAGTACCACTTGCATACAACGCTTTAAATTCAGCAACGCCAAATACGAACTGGCAAAGCTTCGCATACGGAAGCACGACACCACCATCATACACAGGAGCTCAAGTAAGATTTTATGGACACGCAAATGATGGAACCTGGGATGGTTACTCAGGAATTTATACAGTTTTAACAAGCTTAATACCTGGTGAAGACTATTTGATTTATTTCACTATTTCAGCTCCAAGCTTTCCAAATACAAACAGTTTATGGAAAATAGGAATACAAGGCAGTAATAATATTATTTCTTTTAACACTTTAGGGGGTGGAGTTTATCAAGACGTACCGTGTCAATACGGACCCACTAACTGGTGTCCGAATGCTTTCCAATTTACAGCGCAAAACACAGCTGAAGTATTAGCAATAACTTATCAAAGTCCAGACGTTAGTTTCACTCCAGAAATGTACGGTATGCGAGTACAGCGACTAACAAAAAACTACTTGATAGCAAAAGGACAAGAAATTCTAGACTTATATGAAGAAACAAATATACCGCTTTCTTTATCAGTTGATGATTTTCAGAATGCAGGCGAAAAGGTGCAATCTTATAGTAAGTCTTTTAATATTCCTGCCACAAAGCACAATAATAAGGTGTTCGATAATATTTTTGAAATAACCAGAGGAACCACTGCTTCTAAATTCAACCCTTATAAACAAACCCCGTGTATTTATAAACAAAACGGAATTACAATATTTCAAGGATTCCTAAAACTTATAAACATACAAGAGAAAAATGGTGAAACAAGCTATACTGTTAATTTATTTTCAGAAGCGGTAGCATTAGCGGATATTTTAAAAACGCTTAATTTTAGTGATTTAGATTTTAATGAATTACAACACGACTACAACAGAACCAATATACAAAGTAGTTGGTATAAAACAACAGGAATAGAACTGACAAATCCACTACCTGCAACGACATCACTAGCTTATAGCACAGACGTAGGAAACCTAACACACACGAACGTTTTAATTTATCCTTTTGTGGACTGGACAGGGACCATTAAAAGGTTTGCAGACACAGCAGACATAGCAAATGGAGCTACAGCAGGACAGCCTGCAATTTCAAGCTTAGAAGACGTTTATAGACCCTGGATACAAGTCAGGTACATAATAAGAAAAATACTAGCACAGACAGGCGTAGAATTTAGCTACACTTCGCAATTTTTCGACTCGACCGAATTCAAGAATTTATTTATGGACTTCAACTGGGGTGCAGACAACTCACCGACAAACTTTAGTCAGGCAGGTCAGGCAAACTTCCAAGGAGCAACACAAACAATACCTGCGTCAGCAAGTACACTTGTAGCCTTCCCAAATAACAACACCTTCCCTCTTCAGGCAGGATACAACCCTGCAACAGGAAGGCTAACCGCCTCACAACACGGAACAACTTATGCAATAAGCTCAACAGTTACTATAAAACTGAATGGCAATTCAACCTTTGCGCAAATGAACTCCATAAGACTCGTGTGGTTTAGCTCGACAGGATTCCCAACTTACGTAATGTCAAACCAACAAATAATAGGAGCCACAAATGATGTGCTTTCTTTTACTTTGCAGTCTCCTGCAGGAATGAGTGGGGTGCAACAAAATAGTTATTTTGCAGTAGAAATACAGAATAACAGTGGTAGCACAATGACAGTACAAAACCCGTCGTTTATTTATGGAACAGTTTCAGGAGTTGCAGTAACTGGCGGTAGTTTATTAAACACTTTGCGAGGTGAAATGAAGCAATGGGACTTTTTTAAAGGAATTGTTAATATGTTTAATCTGGTTATACTTCAAGATGAAACGAATCCAAAGAATTTAATAATTGAGCCGTATGACACGATATTTAACACTACCCACCAAACCCTTGACTGGACGCATAAAGTGGACGCAGAAGAGCTTAAAATGCAACCTATGAAGCTAAAACAATCTACTTTATTTCAATACAAGGAAGATAAAGACTATCCTTTCTCAGTTTATAAGAACGCAACAGGAGAATACAACTACGGAAGCTTTGAATGGACAGTACCTGAATACACTAACGTGAGAGGTGAAGGAAAAGTCGAAGCTTCACCTTTTGCAGCAACACTTGTAAAACCAATTTTTGATGATACACCAGACTTAATAGCGCCTGTAATTTATGGAGCAAATGAAGATGGAACAGAATTTAAAGGAATAAACAACAAGCCTAGAATTTTATACAGAACCTCTTCTTCTCCAACTTTACTAACGCAAACTACTTATTTCACACCACAGCAAAACGGAGTGACAGGAACAAACGCGACAGGATACTCTTTATTTAGTCATACAGAATCGGTACCACCATCACCATCAAGCAATGATTTAAACTTTGGAGCTTGCCAATTATTAATAGGTTCACCTTCGCCAAATAACTTATTTAGCTTATACTACTCAAGTTATTTCTACGAACTTTATAACCCAGATACAAAGACGGTAAAATTAAAAGCACTTTTGACAGAAAAAGACGTTAGTAGTTTTGATTTCACAAATAGGATTCTTATAGAAAATCGAGAATTCAGAGTTAATAAAATAAATTATAAACCCGACTCTTTGTCTTCAATTGAGTTAATATTAATACCTTAAAATGAGCAGAACCTACTTAACAGGACAAAACTTAATGCCTGACAACATAGACCCGACAGGACAAGTTACATTCACAGATGGAAAAACAAAAGGTTTAATACCCAATCAAGAAACGTGTCTAGCTTACGGTTTTACTTACGACCAGGACAGCGGAACGTGTCGAGCCTTTCGTTTAAACACCAATTTAAATCAGCAATTCTCAGCAGCTTCCAACTCAAACCTAGGACCAAAAAATTTATTAGAACTTGGTACTAATTATACAAGAGTAAACGGTGTAGCAAACGAAGTGCAGGGACAGTCAAACTGCGGGTTTGTTTCTGGAACAAATAACGAAATTTATAACAGCATAGACAACGCAAGTGTTGTAGGACAAAACGGAAAAGCGACAAGACCTACAGAATTCGTTATAGGTGGTGGTTCGAATAGCCTAGGGTACACTTCAGGCGAAGAAACAATTTATCAATACGTAGACAGGCAAATGAGCGTCATCCATTTATCGTGCGTTACAACAGACAACACCACGACTAGAATGACAATGAATGGTGACCTTACAAACTACATAAACATAAGACCAAACTCAATAGTAGGGTACGAAATTTATATAACGCGTTTAGAAGTTGGTGGTACTTCAGGAACAGCAGGCGATTATTCCTATAGGAACCGCAAGGGTTGTATACAGATTGACAACAGCTACAATATGGACATAGATGTAGGTTTTACCAGAAACATCGCAAAAGTTGGTGGAGTAAACGGGACCTTTACAGAGGTCGATGTTTCAACCTCGGACAACAAAGCGTGGACGATAGAAGTAAGCGACAGAAACAACGTAATAAACGTCTGGAGCGCTTCAATTTACCTCCACGAAACAATACTAACATCAGTAACCTTTTAAAAAATAAGATATGGCAGAATCAATGGAATTTAACTTAAAAGCGAACATAGGCTCCGTAGCAAAAGATATGGAAAAACTAGAAACCGCTACAAAAGGTGTAGAACAAGCATTCATAGACGCAAACAAAAAGGTAGAAGAACAAGAAGCGATTCTAAGCTTACTAGAAAAAGAACTTATAAAACTGCAAAGAAAGCAAAATGAATTAGGCAAAGGAACCTATCAAGACAGTCTAACTGGAACAACAAAAAAACTAGAAGCGCAGAAATTAGAAATAAAAGACCAAAAGGGAGCGCTTAAAGATTTAAAAGGAGAACAAAAAAAGGCAGGTGCTGAACTAAAGAAATACAATGACGCACAAAAGGAACAGGAAAAGCTAGTAAAAGACGGTATCGGGAACTTTAGAATTATGGGTGTTTCTTTAAATGACGTGTCGGCTTCTTTTAGCAAAATAATACCTACAGCAAAGGCAATGTTTGGTACAATAAAAGCGGGGATTTTAAGCACAGGAATAGGTGCTCTTCTTATTGCTATTGGTTCTTTATTAACATACTTTACAAGCACAAAAAAAGGAGCAGATGAACTAGCGGTTGTTTTTGCCAAAGTAGGAGCAGCAGTAGACGTTATAAAAGATAGAATTTCAAAACTAGGGGGTGCAATTTTAAAAGTTTTTTCTGGCGATATAAAAGGCGCAATGAACGACTTTAAAGATGCAACAACTGGAGTCATAGATGAAATAAAAGAAGAGGTCAGAGTAATGGGTGAACTAGAAATAGCAACCCAAAAATTAAGGGACCTGGAGATGGACTTCGCAATTCAAAAAGCTAAGACAAGACAAGAAATAGAAAAAGCTAGACTTGCAGCAGAAGATGAGTCACTATCAGCAGAAGAGCGACTAACCAATTTAAAAAGAGCTCTAGAACTAGAAGAAGAAACAACAAATAAGGAGTTAGACCTAGCGCGTGAAAAAGTGAGAATTCAAGAAATGCAAATGGCACAGTCAGAAAATATGGTAGAGGATGAGCAAAAACTTGCAGACTTAAAAGTAGCTTTAATAGAAAAAGAAACAGCTTCAGTAAAAATGCGAAGAAGAGTAATGACAGAAGTTAATACTTTTGAACGTGAAATAGCAGCAGAAAAACAAAAAAGAATAGATGATGAAAAAGCTGCACAAGACGAAAAAGACGCAGCAGCAGCAAAAAAGAAGGAAGAAGATGAAACTGCAAGGCTTGAACAAAAAGAAAAGGAACAGGCAGAATACGAAACTTTAAAAGAACTGCAAAATGAAAGGATTATAGATGAACTAGACACCTTGAGGGAAAAAGCGTTAAAAGAACTAGAAATAGAACACAAAAAAAACTTAGAGTTACACGCAGACAATGAAAACTTCGCAGACATAAAAATAGAGCTTGACAAAAAACTAGCAAGAGAAAAAAAGAAGATAGATGATACTACCTTTGCAGATGAAAAAGCAACACGAAAATTAACGTTAGATGACGCACAAAAAGGCTTTGACAGTATGGCAAGCATACTAGGAAAAGAAAGCAAAGCGGGCAAAGCAGCAGCGATAGCTTCAGCTACAATACAAACTTACAAAAGTGCTACTTCCGCATATTCAGCGATGGCAGGAATACCAGTTGTAGGTCCAGGATTAGGAGCTATAGCAGCAGGAGCAGCGATAGTTGCAGGATTTAAAAATATACAAGCAATAAGGTCAGAAAGCACGACACCGCCTACAACTGATGATACAGACTTAAACGCAGACGTAAGTACAGCAGTAGAAAACGCAGAAAGCGCACTACCTGCACCTGAAATGATGTCTGGAGCTTTCACTTTATCTGGTGGACAAGAACCTGACCCTTTAAAAGCCTTTGTAGTGACAGAAGAAATTAATGACGGACAAGAACAACTAGCGGACATAAAAAGACAATCAACACTTTAAAAATCAAATAAAAACTAATTTAATATATTATATACTATGCCTTGCAAAAAATGTGAAAACGGAAAATACAAATGGGGTGAACGTGGCGAATGCCAGTACGACACCAAAGAAGAGTGTAAACAAGCAAATCCAGAGCAACACTATGAAGAAGAAACAAAGAACACTAAAATAGTGGAGCTTGTAATTTCAGAAGACGCACAGGACCTCGCAATAGACGCTATAAGCTTAGTGTCCAATCCTGCGATAGAAGAAAATATGGTTTATATGAGTAAAGAAAAAAACAACTTGACTCTAGCAAAAGTAGATGAAGAGAAAAAAGAGATAATCAGCCCCGCTCTAATACCAAATAAACAGATATACCGATATGACGCTTCTACAGATTCAGATTATTATGTTTACTTTAGTCCTGCAACAGTAAAAGAAGCAGCTTATTTATACCTTAAAAACAACAACCATCACAAAGCAACCTATGAACACCAACAAAGAGTGTCGGGTGTTTTAACAGTGGAGTCGTGGATTATAGAAGACCCGAAAAAAGACAAAGCAAGTCTTTACGGATTCTCACTTCCAAAAGGCACCTGGATGGTGAAAATGAAAGTAACAAATGAGGACCTCTGGGAAGAAATAAAAAGCGGAGCTGTGCGCGGTTTGAGCATAGAGGGGTACTTCACAGATAAGATGGAAACACTATCAGAAAGACAAGCGACAGACCAAGAGATTCTGTCTGCCTTACTTTCAATAATTAAAGAAATCAAATAAATAATTAATTAATCTATTATATAAAAAAGGACCTAAACTATGGACATAAAAGAGCAAATCAAAGTAGCGCTAGGAATTACAAAAGAAGTAAAACTAGCTTTTCAAGCAAAAACAGAAGATGGTACAATCGTAGTGTCAACAGCTGAAGAATTAGAATCTGGTGTAGACATCAGTGTTATGACTGAAGATGGAACCACAATACCTCTACCACCAGGAACGTACAAACTAGACACAGGTGTAAGCTTCCGTGTAGAAGAAGAAGGAATAGTAAGTGAGCTTATAGAATCTGAAACAGAAGAAGAAGATACGCCAAAAGAAGAAGAAATGGCAAAAGAAGATGAAGATAAAGATAAAGAAGACTATGAAGAAGAAGCTGACGTTGGTGACTGGGAAGGTATGGAGAAACGTATAAAGAACCTAGAGGACGCTGTCGCTGACTTAAAAGCAGACCACGAAGAAGCAGGCTTAGATGAAGAAGAAGAAATAGAAGAAGAATTGTCAGCACCAGGGACCAATCCTAAAACAATTAAAACAACTGAAGTCAAAGAATTTTCAGCAGAAGACTATGAAGCTTTAAAGGCAGAAAACGAAAAGTTAAAACTAGACTTAGCAAAATCACCTGCAGGAACAGACTTAAACACGAATAAATTTAGTGAAGAAAAAGACTTCATAGCTTTATCAAAAAAAGAAATACAAAAGCTTTCAAAAAAAGAAAGATTTTTATATAACTTAAATAAATAATAATATTAATACTAAAATAATTTAAACTATGGCATTCACAGTCACACAACCAAACTTTAATGGTAAGGCAAGCGGATACTACATATCGGCAGCCTTAAATGACGCTAAATCGTTAGACTATATGACGGTTCTAGAAAACGTTAAATACAAAATGAATATACAGACTATGGCAGGTAGTGGTCTAGTTGCAGACAACATTTGTAACTACACTTCAGCGGGTAACCTTGCCTTGCAAGAAAAAACTATTACGCCAAAATCGTTAATGGTTAACTTGGATATTTGTAAGGAAACATTATTAACTTCTTACGAAGCCTTACAGATGAAGGCAGGTAGAACAGCAGGTGCGCCTGTTTCTTTTGAAGACTACGTAATTTCTTATGTAGGTGAAATAATAGCAGACAGTACTGAAACTTCAATCTGGCAAGGAACTGGAGCAGCGGGGAACTTCAACGGTTTCTTAGGCGCAGCTACTGGTTGGTTATTACCTGGAGTAGATGGAACAGTTGTCCAAGACGCAGCGTCTGGAGCTTATACAGCAGGAAACATTATAGCAAATTTACAAAGTTTATCAGCAGCTATTCCTTCAGCAGTTTATGGAAAAGAAGACCTTCACATTTATATGAATATGAAGACTTATAGATTTTATATTTCTGCGGTTTCGACTTTAGGATATGTAAACGCTTATAATATGAATGGCGACTACGAGCCAGTATTCGAAGGTGTAAAAATAGCACCAGTTTACGGTTTACCTGACAATCAAATGGTAGCAGCACTTAAGGGTGATTTATTCTTTGGTACTGACTTATTAAGCGACTCAGGAAGCTCAATAACGCTTTTAGATATGGCTGACAAAGACGGGTCAGATAACATCCGTTTAATTGCAAGATACACAGCAGGAACACAAACTGGAATCGGAGCAAACATTGTAAGACAATCATAATAAAACAATTAACGAAGATGGGGGGTTTTAACACCTCCCACTTCATAACTTTTAAAACACGATAACTATGGCTTGTACAGCACTTACGAAGGGTAGAGGGTTAGACTGTAATCGTGTCTCGGGTGGCGTCAAATTTTTATATTTCTCAGTTTATGACAATTTTGCAAGGTCAGACTGGGCTTATTCAACAGGGACGGAAGGCGAGATAGATACAATAAACTTTCAAACTTCAACTATATACAGATACACGGTACCAAGAGGTTCAACCAACGCAAACGAAACAATAACAGGCTCTACTGAAAACGGGACCTTGTTCTACACGCCTTCGGTTGCTATGGTTTTAAACCGTTTAACAAAAGAAGACCAAAATGAGATACGCCTATTAGGACAGACTCAAGTTAGAATTTTCGCACAACTAAATGCAACGTTAACAAACGGACACGATGTAATTATTTGTCTAGGAATGCACAACGGAATGAGTATGAATGCAGGGACTGCAGATAGCGGTGTTGCCTTCGGGGACAGAAATGGTTACACTCTCAACTTTGACGGCTTGGAGGCGCAACCATTTGCAATGCTTGAAGATTATACTACAAATCCATTCGACAATAGTGGAATTACAGGATTAAGTATAGTAACATCATAGAAACCTCTCTCCACATTAGTGGGTTTTTATATATTTTCTGAAGAAAGACGACAAAACGCTGTCGTCTTTTTTTTTTAATGCAAATAAAAAGGATTAATTTCTATTATATACTATGATACAAGCAACACAACAGTCAAATTTTAGCGCTTACATTTCAACAGAAGAAAATAGAATAAATAAAACTGTTGCTTCTTCAAAAATTAGGCATTTATTCAAGTTTACAAACGACTTAATAGGAACAACAGTTTATGCTTATCCAACAAATGAAACCATCACAGAAAGGTACACAAAATGTGACTTTACATACAACGCAACTCCTAACCGTTATACAGGAAGAGTAAACCTAGAACCATCAGGCTACTGGAAATACACAGTATTTGAAGTAAGCTGGACAGGCTCTGTCTCTTTAAGCTCAACAACAGCTCCCGCAACAGAGCTCGTGGTTTTACCAGTTGCAGGAACAAATGGAGTGTTAAACGGTATTGTAGCAATTGGCAAGCTTTATCTTTCAGAAACAGCAGGGTCAGAAGAAATACAATACACGCAAAATGCAGGCACCGTATTATCACTAAAAATACAGGAAGGCGGAGCAGGCTATACAAGCGCCCCTACAATCACAATAGGAGCAGGACCGATAACTACAGCCACAGCGACCGCTACGATTGCAGGTGGAGCCGTAACAGCAGTAACAATAACAGACGGTGGCTCAGGATATACAGAAAACCCGACCGTTACACTTACAGGCGGTGGGTTTACAACTCCTGCAGTTATAACCGCCAGTATTTATGATACAAATTATACTTATTATGGACAATAAAACAACAAAAAAATGGCAATAGAAAACGTACAACAACTACTAACAGAACAACTAGGAAAAGGCACAGTTACAATCTTTGACAGCGAAGACGGAGCGCAATCAGGAGATTTTTATGCTGTATACTTTCCAGTAACTAGCGTTATAAGCGCAATAACAGTAGCAAATGCAACAGGTGAAGACACGCTACAAACCACAATGCCTGCAGGAACTACTTTATTTATGAATATAACAGCAGTGACAGTCTCGTCAGGAATTGGAATTTTATACCACGAATAATGCTAGCTTTAAAATTAGCAAATAGCATTACTCAGCTTGGTAAAACAGGATTTAATTTATTTTCTTTATTGTTTACCGCAACTGACGAATCTGTGACACTTCCTAGCGGTTTAAACAGTGACATAAATACAAGCAAAGGTACAATAAGCTTCTGGACGCAAGTGAGAACTATGAGCGCTTCTGGGGTCTTTTTTAAAGTTATTACTGCAACGAATGATAACCTTTTAAATTTATTTTATCACGCAAGCAACAATCAGGTAACTTTTAGTTATAAAGGCGGTGGTACACTTAAATCAGTAGTTATAAGTGACAACATAGAGAACGACAGTAAGTGGCACAATGTTATAGTGACCTGGGATACCACAGCAGACGAACTTAAAATTTATTTAGATGGTACTTTAAAACAAACACAGACAGGACTCGGTACTTTTTCAGGCGCAGTAACAGGGAGCAGTATAGGAAACAACGCAGCAGGGGGCGGATACGTTAATGCTTACATTAGTAATTTTGCTATTTTTAGCGCAGTAAAAAGCGTAAACCAACTTTATGCAAACGGACAGAGTCCTCTAGATTATACAGGAATGGCAGGTTTATATGGCTATTATAAATTTGACGAAGGAAGCGGAGAAACAGCAGCAGACAGCTCTGGTAAGGGGCGTAATGCAAGTTTAATCAATAGTCCTGCCTGGACAACGGTAGTGCCTTATAAAGCAAATTAAAATGAAATACGTAATACTTTTAACAGAAGAACTAGCAAACGTGGAATTTAGCCAAATACTAGAAACCTCAGAAAATACGCTCAGGTATTCGCTAGATAATAATCAATTTTTAGTTAAGTTTGAAGGCGAAACTCCTGCATTTTTAAGTGGTAAATTGCAATACAACTATGAAGAAATACTAGAAATACTTAATAGCTCTCAATGGGCAGAACAAGAATAACTATGGAAAACATACTATCAATAAACCTAGAAACATCCTCAGCTCCAATAATAAAAGAAGCACGTGGTGGAGAATGGATAGAATATGGGACCGAAGATTTTAAAAATTTATACCCTCAGTTTATTATTGACCTTTACTATAACAGCTCGACCCAAGCAGCGATAATTAATGCAACAAGTGAGATGATTGCAGCTGAGAGTTTAGAAATAGACGAAGACGAAGTGGAAAATTTAGATGCTTTAGTAAGGCTCAAAACTTTTATGAACAGAGCAAACGGAAATGAGAGCCTACACGAAGTAATTAAAAAAATAGCTTTTGACTTTAAACTTCAGGGTGCCTTCGCTTTAAACGTAGTGTGGAGTCAAGACAGAACAGAGATAGCAGAAATCTACCACGTTCCCGTCGAAAAGTTAAGGGTAGAAAAGCCAGATGCAATGGGTAAAATAAAAGCTTATTATTTGTCATCAGACTGGAGTAACTTAAGACACAATAAACCGTACAGAGTGCCTGCTTTTAACGTTAAAGACCGCTCAAGCACAAACCAGATTTTATATTCTGGACTTTACTCACCTGGAATGAACTGCTACCACACACCAGATTATGTTGCAGGAAACAACTGGGCGCTTATTGACCAAAGAGTCGCAGAATTTCACTTAAACAATATAAGCAACGGGTTCTCTGGTTCGTACTTTATTAGTTTTGCAAATGGCGTACCTACATTAGAGGAACGAATTCAAATAGAAAACAATCTGTCTGCCAAATTTAGTGGTGCTAGTAATAGTGGAAAATTTGTTTTAACTTTTAGTGATGATAAAACACGAACTCCAGAAATAAACCCAATACAAATGGCAGATGCCGATAAACAATTTTTAGCACTCCAGGAGCTTCTGGTTCAAAACGTACTTACAGCCCATCGTTGCACCAGTCCAACTTTGATGGGAATTAGAGCAACGACAGGTCTAGGAAACAATGCAGACGAACTAAACAGCGCTTCCAATTTTTATATCAACACCGTAGTTAAACCATTTCAAGACCAAATTATAAAAGAACTTAGAAAGATTTTTGATGTAAATGATATGAACCTACCTGTTCATTTCAAGCAAGTAAAACCAATAACTAGCAGGTTTACTAATCAAGACTTAGCAGCGGTGATGACTCAAAATGAAATAAGACAAGAGCTCGGATTACCACCTTTAGATGAAACAGAAGTAGTAGTCAAAGAAGAAATGAGTAAACAAACACCAACGGAGCTAGAAACTTTCTTAGAAGATTTAGAGGATTTACCAGAAGACTGGGAAATGATACACGAAGAAATAGTAGACGGAGAACATAGGGACTTCGACTACGAAAAAGAACTTAATAAAATAGCAGATGAAAAGATAGAATTTGTCTCAACAGGTAGAGCAAACCCGAACGCAAGAAGTAAGCAAGACGGACTTAATAGAAGTAAAACAGCTTTTTATAAAGTGAGATACGTTTATACAAAAGACGAATCACTGACTAACGAAAGCGGACAAAGAAGAGAATTCTGTCAGAAAATGGAAATAGCAAATAAAATTTATAGAAAAGAAGACATAGCTAGAATGAGCAAAATACCAGTAAACCCTGGGTTTGGTCCTAAAGGAGCAGCAACTTATGATATATTTTTGTACAAAGGAGGTCCCCAATGTTTCCATTATTGGAGCCGTCAGATTTGGAAAGCACCTAAAGACGAAGACAACTACGTTTATTATCCAGACAAAATAACAGATGATAAACTAATAAGTTATGCAAGCGCAAGAAGCCAAGGATTCACTGCTGAACGTAACGACAAACTGGTAGCAATACCTCCAAGACTTATGAAAAATAACGGATACTTAGAATAGAAAAAAATGGCAAATTATATACTCTTTATTTCAGAAACACGCTTAAAAGAAAGTACAGCGATAAACCTAAATGTAGACGTACAGCTCCTGCTCCCTTTTGTAAAGCAAGCACAGAAGCTGTATATAGAAACACGTCTAGGGACTAAACTAAACGACAAATTAAAAGCGCTTATCACCGCAGGAACAGTAGGAGCGCCTGCAAACGCAGCTTATAAAACTTTACTGGATGATTACATTGCAGAAATTCTGCCGTCAATGGCTCTATTCCACGCGATTCCATTTTTGCGTTTTAAAGTGGAGAACGGTAATATTTATAGCAAAACCTCAGAAACAGGAACAGCGCTAAGTACGGAAGAAGCTCAACACTTAAGAAGCGAAGTGCAAAACACTGCAGAATACTATATGGAAAGAATGGTGGAATACTTAAGAAACAATGGGACTAGCTTTCCAGAGTACACACAGAACACGGGGGCTGATGTGGACCCTACTAGCAACGCGTACTACTCAGGAATAAATGTAGAAAGGTCAAGACAAGATGATGACTTTGACTGTTTAAGAAGACAAATATACGGAGCTTAATGAAGAAAAGATATAAAATAAAAGAGGTTAATAAAGTTAAACTAAAGAAATACCTAACAAAAAAAAACAATGAAACAACTTCAAGACACGCTCCAAGTAGGCGTAGCAAATAGCATCGGCATTACTTTTAGTATTACAGAATGCAACGAATACCTGACTTTTATTTCGCTATCGCTAGCTATAATTTTTACAATTTATAAATTTTTTAAATATGAAAAAAAGAAAACTAAATAGCAAAAACCCAAAATACAAGAAAGAAAAAACGGAAGAAAATAAAGCTAAAAAAAAGCTTGTAGGTGAAGTTAAAGGTGCTAAAATTTACACTGTAGTGTACGATAATGGCACAACAGTCTATAGTAAAAAACCTTAGTCACCGTAACCCAGTGAATTGATTATCTTTTGTTTCTGGACCCAGAGTACCAGAAAAGAGATAAAGTCGCTTAAAACGCCTAAAAACAGCCTTTATGAGCATATCAGCAATAAACCTAAAATACTTTAAATTAGAAGAATTTGACAGTCCTGATGAACCTGGTAGTGGCTCTAAAATGCACCCTGAATTTTTAGAAAAACTAGACTACGCTAGACACAATGCAGGCATTCCTTTTAAAGTAAATTCTGGATACCGAACGTACGAATGGAACTTAAAAGTTAAAGGTCGAGTTTCAAGTACACACCTCCACGGAGTCGCTTGTGATTTAGCATACAAAGGCTCACGAGAACGCTTTTTAATTATTCAAGCTTTGCTGTCCGTTGGAATAAACAGAATCGGCATAGCTCAGAATTTTATACATTGTGACTGTTCTCAACTAAGCAATGTTAGTAAAAATAAAGACGAAGATGTAATATGGCTTTACAATTAATTAAATTTGAATATTAACCAAAAAAAACCAAAATGGATAAATTACTTAAAAACTTTCTAATAGGTAAAATTTTAAAATCAAAAAAAGCGTGGTACACAATCGCTGCAATTTTAGTACAGTTACTTAATGAGCAGTTTGGATTAGACCCAGAACAAACTACCGCGATAATGCATTCTTTAATTGCGCTAGTAATAGGACAAGGAATAGCAGACAGTGCCAAAAAATAATAGATACAGACTGAAACCGCACGAAATACAAGTTATTAAGAATCTGCGCAAAAGGGAAGTCAACAGACTTATTGTAGGTGATATTCATCTACCGTACACACACAAGGACTACCTCCAACATTGCGTAGATACTTATAACAAATATAACTGCACAGAGGTAAGCTTCACAGGAGATATTATAGACTCGCATTTCTCAAGTTTTCACCCTACCAGTACAGAATCGCAAGGAGCTAAGTATGAGCTTGACGCTACGATTGACCAAATAAAAGGGTGGTTTGAAGCCTTTCCACACGCTACAGTAACCCTAGGAAACCACGATTTAATAATAGCAAGAAAAGCTGAAGACGCAGGTGTAGATAAAAGATTTGTAAGAAATTTAAACGAAGTACTAAAGTGTAAAACTTGGAAATTTGAGGAACACTTTGTACACGACAATGTCTTATACACTCACGGAACAGGTTGTAGTGGTAAAGGAATAGTAAAAAGAGTGCAGAACTGGGGAACTTCTATGGTGCAGGGACATATCCACACTGAAGCATTTATTATTTATACAGCTAGCCTTAAAGACCTTAAATGGGGTTTCCAGGCACCCTGCGGAATTAACTATAAAAGTTTTGCCTTTTCTTATGCTAAATTTCATACTGCAAAACCCATACTAGGATGTGGCGTCGTCCTAGATTCAGGCAGACTTCCAATCATCGAGCCAATGATTATAAAATGATAAACAACCGAACAGACTTAAAACTTTTCATTTTTTATATTTCTTTAATTATTATTATTCTTTTACTCAATTTATAGTTATTAACAATTTTCTGTAAAAAAAAGTGTTAAAAACTTGCTGTGGTTAATAAATAATGTTATGTTTGTCAACGAATTACAAACAAATTAATAACTTAAAAGAACGAAAAAATGAATATGAGCTACTGCAGATTTCAAAACACCGCGCACGACTTAAGAGATTGTCTACGCGCACTACAAAACGGAGAACTTCCAGAACTTTCAAAAACCGAAATAGAAGCACTTGAAGACCTTCTACATATGTCAGAAGAACTTGAAGAACTAAGGGACGAAATAGAAGAAGAAATAAACGAACGAATAGATAACCGATGGAGAACTAAAGCCGAATACGACAATGACACAATTTAGAGTAATAAACCGAGAAACACGCGAAGAACAGGTGTTTAATACAGAAGAAATACAGAGATTCTT